AAGGAACCGAAAGAAACTTCACCAGCACTTCCCCCTCAGGCGGTATGCTAATGACTAGGCCCTCTGTTACGATGGGTAGTATTCCTATAAACTACTACCTTGGTAGCGAGACCTTGTTCGATTCTGACAAAGACACGCAAGAATACCCTGTCTTAACATCGTCACTTCCAAATGTAGAGGATCAGGGAAGTTCTTCGGCTAAGGCAGCAGGCGTGAGTGCTATTGTGGTTCCAAACGATCCTGGGACATTAAGGTCTAATGCTAGTGCTTATGACCCTATAATGTCCCTCCCCCAGGTTCAAGATCCGAAGTATACAGGCATAGAGCCAGGGTCGGTTACTGATTATGCTAACTGTGTTGATGCAGATGTAAAGGCAGATCACAATCTAAACTTCGCAGGGTTTGTGGGGTACGATTTTAATGTTTATGAATACCTGAATGACGGTTGGACGGTTCACTCAGACTTAACGGGCCACCCTGCGATGGCAGATTTGAGATGGTTTGGAGGGTATGGGTTCCCACAGAAAACAGATTTTTCTATAACTTCAGGTCTTGAACTTAGTTCTTATAACAATTTCGTACACACTCAGTCCAGAGCCAAGGCAGGAATCAATGTTGCTCGTAGTTGTGACCCATTCGGATACATTAGAGCAAGGTATTATGAACTAGGTGAATCACTAACTTCTCCATACTTTCTTCTTTGTAAACTATCAAATCCTTATGAGGGATATGTAGAATATGAAGTTAAGTTAATAGACTATGATGTAGCGACTCTTAATTATTTTGGAGGAACCACAATATTAGGAATGTACTCTTTAGACTACAGAGAGATGCTAAAAAATGGATTATCATTAGATAGTTCCGTAAATAAGACTGTTCTAACTGGTGACGACATGAAGTTCAGACTGTTTTGCAGGAAGGTGTTCAACGAAAATATAAATGCAACGAGTGATATTTTATCAACGCCTACAGCAGGAAACTCGCTGAACACTGCACTTACTATAAAATGGAGAATTAACTTCCTATGAAAGGTCAAGTAACTGTAACAAAAGTATACAAAGACGGTTCCAAAGAAACCGTTTTACAGGACAGTTGTAATGTCCTTACTGACGGATTTGGCATGAACATAGCAGCCATGCTGAACGCTTATCCTGATGCTGAGGCAGATAGGTTTCATTTCAAATACTTTCAAGTAGGAGTCTCTAGTTACTATCAGCATTTAGACTTTGTTTCTGTAGGTAATGATAATACTGAGTGGGCATACTCACTGCCTCTTGCTACTCACAATAACTTCTATGAACTTTCATCTGCTCTCACAAGTATTGATCAGTACGGAACAGATGGAGACCTTGAGATTGTCGAAAGAGAAATTCTTGCAGCAACAAACCCTTTCAGCACACAAGAAAACTTAAATTACACAAAGAAGTCTGTATTACTAGCAAAACTTTATGACCACCCTACGACGAACTTAACAGATCAGTCTGTGAACACCAAGATAACAATAGATAGGGAGTCGTTAAACGGTATCGCTATTAGAGAGTTTGGACTATTCTCTGAAAATCCTGAGGGGACTTTCCTACCTACAGCAGTATTGGCTGCTTACAAGAGTCTTCCAGATCCTATAGAAAAGAACGATGAGTTTAGTTTAGACATTGAGTGGGTTATAAAACTCAATCAAAGTCCAACTAGGACTCAGGAGTATTACGATGTTTGGGAACTAAAGAATATAGGAGATGTTATTAGATTCCACCCAGGAGTAAAGCCTTTGGCTAATCACTTTTATGTTAAGACTCTTTTACCAGGAGATAGGTACAGCCTTCAGATAGAGTTTCCCTGCCCTACCCCTAGATCAGGGTACTTGAATTACTCATTAAGTGGTGACGCAGTATCTGGATTACATTACAATATGGGTTCTAATTATGCTTCTCCCTTTTTTGTTCCAAAGGGAACCACTCTCATAACAATCCCTATTGAGTCACTGGACACCACCTCATTTACTAGCCCTCAGACTGTGCTAGAGTTCGTCATAGATGATTTCACTGGTGGATTTAGGGTTCCTGAAATAATGAAGGACGGCACTCCTGACTCTTTCCTAATATTCTTTAGAAATAATAATAGTGCCCCCGTTGCTGGTTTAAGTTGGACTGCTAGTGTGGACTCTAGCCCTGAAAGAGTAGTGGCTACTCTGGATTCAAGTTCTACAAGTGACTCGGTTGTCTATTTGAATTTTTCAGCGGACGGCGGGTTTTATGTTCGTAACGCTGCTCCTCCTCAAGGGGATGGCGAAGTCCTGTTCCTTTCGCAGGAGGCGAGTTCCGTAAATCTAGGATTAGTTATACCTGCTTCATCTACTTCAGGAGTCTTCCAGACAGATCCTGTCCCTTCTGCTCCAACCCCTGCAACAACTATAGAGGTGTCTTCGTATAATGTATTAGATGGAGCCACTCAGTATAATAACTTTGCTCATTCAAACGACTTCTCTCCTGAATGGCAACCTCCTGTACAGGTTAGTATACAGGACATTGTAGAACACACAGAGGATTTAATAACTGAGCAGTCGTATTGGTGGAGAAGCAATATAGGTCACAGCAAAGTGTACTACCCAGGCTATCCAACCTTAAAAACACACTCTGGTAATGACACTTATTCAACTGGACCTACTCAGGATATGTATCTTCACAGTTATGTTGTTCCAGATATAAAGGCCCCAGACGGCCTACAGAACGCCACTCTTAGTTATGCGCCCTCATCCGTTTATATATGGCCTGAGATCAAACAAATAAACGCAGCATATTACGCTAATACGGGGCAAGCCAGACCTGTGGATTCACCTCCTAAAATAAGAAGAAGTTATACAACTTACGAGTACGATCAACTCAATAGAAGTATAGAAAGAGAGTCTCAGTTACAGGAGTACAACTCTGACATGTCATCAATCGTCTTTTCCATGTATGTTAAGAAGTTTGATAACACTATAACAGCGGTTCATCCAAGTCTGACTGAATCAAGTGAAGTCGCTATGAATGAATATGTAGAACTTCGACTTTACTCTAGAGGGTTTAAGGAGACTGGAAACAATGTAACTCCTGGTTCCGCAGGTAAAGGATGTTTAGCACGATTTAAATGGAACTCTAGCACAGGTGGATTAGACTTCCAGGAGGTTTTATCTAACGGGGCTTGGGATAATTCAACTTATCTTAGTGGTGGAGTATTCTCTGGAACCTCGGACGATGTAGCAAAAATGGGGTATCAAGATGAGTGGTGTGAGGATGGCTGGTACAGATGCTTCCTTACAGCAGCGGTTCCTTCAGCCCTAACTGATATAGCAGAGAACGCTGATCTCAACTGGGACGGAAGTGGATCCGTTTCTCAATACTTCATATTCCCAACGACTTCCGCTACTCCAGGGTCCTTGTCGCAGAAATTACCTGGGTACACGGGAGAGTTGGACTCCGCTCCCACAACCTTGTCAGGAACTTTGCACTGTTGGGCTCAATACGAGGAAACTTTAAAGACGGACACGCATGATAGAACAGTCCCCAGACCCTATCAGCCACGACCTTTCGATTTCTGGACTCCGTTGGGTAATACTTTCATAGATCCCTCAAATCAGAAAGTTACGGTAACTCCCTAGATATAATAAATAGTAAAGAGGGATTCACATGAGCCAAGACAAGTTTACACCAAAAGGAAATATTGAGATCTGGAAGGTATATCCTGACGGGTCTAAAGAACTTCATTGGAATGATCACAATGTGATTACCTCTGGTATGGGTGTAGGGTTGGCACACTTATACGCTGTGTCAGGGTCTACATCCATCGTAGATTATCAAATACTTAACTATCAAGTAGGAACTTCAGGGGATCTTAACAACTATGGTGTATCTTCTTACGCTCTGGAGTCGCCTTTATCAGGGGTTAGGCCCTATGGACTCAAGAGTTTTATTAGGGTAGAAGATCTTCAACCTATTGAAAACGGATCCGTAGCAGCCTCTAAGGCTTTTGTAAGAATACCCTACACAAACATACATAGATTGTCCAAAACAGCAGTTAAGTACACAATAGTTCTTGATGAGAACACTGCAAATGTGGAGGACGAGTTGAATGAGATTGGTCTGTTCATGAGGAATCCTACAGGAGCAAGCCCCCACAGCCCCATGTTGGTTGCATACAGACCGTTCAAACCAATTAAAAAGACTAAGTTCTTCACATTAGTATTCCTTTGGACATTACAATTCTAAAATGGCTTTCTACTCAGACGATCTCTATTCTGTAAGTTCTGGTGCTTACCTATATGATTACTGGAACCCTTTTGTAACAAAGTTTGATAGTTCATCTTTCTACTCATGGGAGCAGGATAACATCCCACTATATGATTTAGAAGAAAGAACTGACTACCTTTGGGAGAAGTTAGGGTGGCCTACATCATCAATTCCTGGCTTGGTCCTTGCGGTATCTTCTGATATCCCTACACATTTGGATGCATCTACTAATGTATTCACAACCATCGATGATGCTATAGATGCTCTTCCTGAAATCATTAGGTTCCCTACTCTCATAGAAGTTGCTGTAAGTGGAGATTTAGGTGATATAAAATTAGATAACATTAAATGCGTAGGTAACGGTGTTCTAGAGATTATTAACAGAGTCCATGGAACTCTTTATGAGTCTGGAGATGTAGTAGGGAGTCCAGGAACTAAAGGCAACTGTACTCTTAGATCTACTTACGCAGCAGGTAACTTTGCCACACAGGTAAGAGATACTTCTTGTCTTTTACTAAGTTCTAATACCTCGTCCCTTTACTACTCTGATACAGGCATGTCTATGCACGCCGCAGAGTTTAATAACACAGAACTGACTCCTTACACTAATGTTTGCCTAGGAGATGGAACTTATAAATTAACGACAACTGTTTCTCTAGCACAATTTACAGCCGCTGATGTTACCATAGGAACCTCTCCATTTAATGATACGACAACGGACACTTCAGCGCAATATCCAGAAGGAACTTTAGTTACGGAGGATGCAGGTAGAACAACCCTTGCATCGTCTGATAATCTAATAGGTATTTATACAGGTAATAGAATATCTGGAATAAAGGTTAGTAATTGTGACGGTCCTATTTACATTAGAGGCTTCCTTGTAAACGCTGCAAGTGGAACCGCAGGAACTTATGAGATCTTAAACGACTACGGTATTGATATCAACTCTTGTGAAGGTCTTGTTGTTGAGAACTGTGGTGTCGCTCGCGCAGGTGTTGCTGGTTTAAGAGTTAACAACTCTGATGTAACTCTTAACAGAAGATTCTTCTCAGCAAGAAACTACGATATTGATAACAGGGGCGTTGCAGACGATTACGGAATCTTAGCATACAACTCCGTTATAAACTTTGGACAGGATACTTACGCCCAATCAACTGATAGTATGATATGCGTAGGTATGCAAAAATACGGCATTAAATTAACCAACTCGATCCTAAAAGGAGGGGAGGCTGTAAATGCTGCTCAATCAACGGGGTCTGTGGTTAATGTAAACCATTGTGATACAGCATATCACTTAACAAATTCAACTCTATCTGTATTAGGATTCTTAGATGCATACAATAACACAAGAGGTTATGATCTTTATGAGTCCACATTAGAGACTGATAACATCATTGCACATGCTCACACGAAGGAAGGTCTAAGACTCAATGGATCTACGCTGCTGTATAACAAACAACTAGTTCTCCCAACTACATTCCCAGACGCGACAATCAACGGTCAGGCTTATAAATTATCAAAAAACTTTTACTCAAACAATGGTCAGCATATTGTAGCGAGAGAGTCACTGATCAAGCCTGAATACGCTGATGAAATGCCTGACAAGCATGGGGAGTTTAGTTTATTGTTTGCCTTTGGAAACAATAGTATAGATGATAGTCCTTTAGCAGGTGTAGAATTAATTAACAGTGATGCTGAACTTATCAGTGCCTTCTCTACAAGATCTGATGCAAATGTTTTCCCTGCTAGAGGAAAACATTTGCTTCTACAGAGGTCATCTTCCTGTGTTCTTAGAGGCCATGAGAACGGTGCCACCATTATTCATGAATATAATGCAGACAATGTAGGTTCTAACATACACCTTACTGGAAATTCCACCATAAACATCTCAGGACCTACTTCAATTACTGACATGGATGCGGCCATAGTCTGTGATGATAACTCCACTCTTTCTATCACTCCTCATCTTCTAACTGGTAAGGGTACTTTAGATGTTAGTGGATACAAACTAAACAAGCCAGAGAACCATACTTCAGTGTATGTTAATGGAATTGGAGGGTGCTTGGTTGCAAACAATAACTCCACTATAGACATGAAGGACCTCGGGTCCTTTGAGGCGTGCTGGTCTGGAACTTTAGCGTCTGACCCTGTGTTCTCTGCTATTGATTCGAGGGGTTATGGGGATAATCATCAATACTTCAGTGCAGGATCCTTTACATTCCTTCCACACACAGGAATAGGAACTCCAGATAGGCAGGCTTCTAGAGGTCATGGTGGAGCAGGTAGTGTGTTTTACTGGTACAATACTCCTCCAAGGAGATTTACGACAACTCCTTTAGATAATGGTGTCCATTTCAGTTATCTCGAAAGAGACCCTGTATCAATGTCTATAGAAGACTGGAGAAATTATTCTAATGGAGGCATTTGTGTAAAGGCTACTAACAATAGCACCGTGAATGTTGATAATGTAAACTTCATGCCAGGACCTGTAGTTGCAGACGGTATCTTCTTGGATCCCTACCTTGAACAGGCTGGAGGATGTAATGACCTAAGAGTTTGGTCGATAGCGGGAGGTTCAACACTACACTCGTCTCATCTAAGTGTATCTGGGCTGTATCCTTCTCAGGCTGGTCATTATGGACCTAGGGGAGTTTATTATGATGGTAGTTCCTACGACTGCTCTGATGCAGCGTATACTGCTTTCAACGACGATCCTTATGTCAGTGGTCAAAGGTTTGTAAAGAACCTTCCACAGTGGAGAAACTTTACCCCTAACACAGGAAGTTACCCTGATCTCGCAGGGCTGGATGCTGTAAGTGGGTTGGGTTACTATGAGGACATGCCTCTAGGTAATCTAGCCATATTAGATTTCTTTGGTCTAGGATGTTCGTCATGTAGTTCTCTATCGTCTGTGGAGAACACGCTTGAGAACGAATACTTCCAATCATGGTCTAGAAAAAGGTTTGGTTCTGATAACAGTCTAGGATTCGGAACTAGTGCAAACTATGAGAACTGGGGTATCTTCAGACTTTACATGGAAGTCGATCCCGTATCAAAATCATTGTCTTACTCAGGGGCAGACCCCTCATCTTATGACAACAGACCTTTCCAAACTCTTGCACAAGGATACTTCCTATCTGGTCCTTGTTCGGCTACATCAGGGGCTATGGATTCCTTCGCATTTGGGCTTCATTCAGTAACTCCTTCTGCTTATGAAATAGATGGCTCTGGTGTTATTGTTTCTGGGTTCATTCCATCAGGGTATTACCACCCCGCAAGATTCTGTACCCCAGAGAGATATAATATATTGCTGGACGATTCAGCATCTAATACATTCTCTAACGCTAAAAACGCATCTATACCTATACTAGGTAGACCTAAACTTGTAAATATTTACAGGGCCACAACAGAAGAAGGTGGCTCGGCTAGTTTGGCGACATCAGGGTTCGGAGCAGGATTCAAGATGCACAATATATTTGATTTCAATAAGGATATTTAATAGGAGACATCATGGCTGATCTTAACGATTCACTTTTCAATTCTGCCTCTGAACAGTATGTAGAAAGTTCTCACAAGTTTACAGAACCAGTGAGAATGTTCAAGAGTAACGACCCTTACTATTGGGAAGTAGACAACATTCCACTCAAGCAACTAGAGGAGAATATTCTATTCCTTAGAGATCAGATTGCAAACAACCTTAGCGTTTCTGGTATTGGAAGAAGTGACCTAGCAGAACTAAGACCTTTCGTAAATGGAACGGACAGAACAGTTTATGTTAACCCAGGAAGGTACAGTGCTAGGATCAACGATGCTTACGAGAAAGGTCTTAACAACTTTGAATATCTTCTTCGTAATGATGTTCAGACTTTTGTAGGAGCAAATCAGACTAGAAGTGGTTACGCTACCTTAGGAAATAGAGAGAAGAGAAAGTTCACTTTATCTGTAGAGCAGATGAAGAAACTAGCAGGCATAACTGTACTAGATGCAATTAACGATAACGGTCTATACACCTTCTTGCAGCACCACAATTCAGAGCCAGAAGGTGATCCAAACAGCCTTGAGTATAGAAGCGGTATTGAGACTAGTGTGAACCCTGGAGGTCAAGGTATTTACGGGCTTCCTAAGATCAAAGGTGCAGCCTGGAGACCTGAGGGTCTTAACACAGGAACACTCTTCTTTAACGACTTACAGCAAGAGGCTGTCGAGTTTACTAGACTTTGGGGAGGGGTTGCTAGAACTGCGGTAGTAGATGTTCAGGAGGTTCTATCCGTAGAGGTCCCTGCCTTCGATGATACTGAGTTTGCCTTTGCTAACAACACTGAGTTTTCTCCTGCCGTAAGAATAGACTTAGTATTCATTTACTCTCACCCCGTTGATGCTAGAACAACTTCCATAGTAAAACCTTCTAGCACAGGTACACCACAAAAGATTACAGCACCTCAACTAGGTATACTAAAAGGCGCTGGCGTTATTGCTTTGAACCTTGGAACTGGTGCTTACTCAAACTACACCACTAGCGATAGTGGATTCTTTGATAGCAGCACTTATATCAACGGATCTTCTACTGCTACCAACCACTTTATATCAGAAAACACTTACGCTGATGATGATGGTGCTTTCCAAATGAACTCCACAATGGGAGATCAACTACAGACCGAGATAGGTCTTAATGGAGAGTTCGCTAACATCCCATCACCAGATGATCTTATGAACTTAACTCCTCTTCTTGAGGAGAATTTAGAGAGTAACAACTTAGCGTTAGTAGGACAGTCTATTCTACCAGTCGCATATGTTATTTCCAGAAGAGGTCAGCCTGTGATCGTAACAAACGATCTCTTCGATATTAGACCTTTCATGAGAACCACTGAACTCTCATACAACGAGCGTGCAGGTGTCGCTGCTGCTAACCCTCCTCTTTCTCTGGCTAATCCTGCTGTAGGTAAGCAAGAACTGGAGGATGGTTTGTTCAAGGTCAGAGACTTTGTACAAGAGCAGTTCAACACCGCTCCTCTAGAAAGTAAGCCCTTGGCTAGAGGGATGGTGTACGGAGGAACCCGATACGGCGTAGAAGGTGCCATTCTAATGCTTGAGAAAGCCTATGGAGAGTATAAGAATGATGTAGATTGGACTAGTGATTCTGAGGTTCTTAATTTCCTAAAAACTAAAAAACATGTTTTGTCTACGGCAACACAAATACCTTATCACGCAGGATGGGATATCAACACTGACTACTTTGGAAGCCTAGATCAACCTGGTTTGTATAGAAATGATAGACTTCACTCATCTCAAATGTGGGGCTATAATTCTGGTGCTAACGCTCCAATTAGCATCAATGAAGAACTAACAGACATACAAATGGTGAATACTAATACAGGTGAATCAGAACCTATCACCGCTTTGACAGGCACTCCTGAGGGAAGATATCGTGCTAGAGGAAGTTTCTATCACGGAAATAATCCGGGCTGGAGAGTAATCGCTCAAAACGGCTCAGTCTTTGTAAAGAAAACAATATATCTTAATGGCCTTACCGATGGTTACGAGGATTACGATGTTAATGTATCTTTAATAAGTTGTTCGTTAACTAATGGCATAGGTGCCGAAGAAAACGGAGGCGCTCCAGAGTGGATGTTGGGGGTAAACTACGGTGGCGTAACTGTTGAAAAAGAACACGATAGGTTTACCATATTTGTACATACAGGTCCTGTTGCTCCTAGACAAGGGTATCAGGTTTTCTGTAAACCACTAGCCACTGACGACGACTTTGTGTATAATATAAGAAATCGACCCGCTTATAATTACTGTTTCGTATCTTCTAGAATAATTACCGACTTCATAGGGTCATCTTCTCAGTATGCAAAACCTGTTATAGAAGGCGGTAATCACACACATAATAATGTGCGAGATATAGGTCCTTCTTTCGGTGGAATGTGGGTTAACTACCCAACTGTAAGTTTCACTGTTACAGGATACAGGCAAGACGCTGGTTACATCAACTCACAAAGCACGGGAACTGTTAATGGCACAAGCACTATGACATTAGGTAGTTGATGAAAAATGGGACTTCTGTATTCATGCATATTAAGAGCAACTCAAATAGTGACGGGGCCTCCTCCACCTGACGGAGGTGGAGGAACAGACCCTGACGGCGGTTGCATAGATGTTAATAACAATGGAATATGTGATGATGAAGAAGAGGACGATTGTGAAGGAAGATGTTATTACGCCTACTGTGATTACACAGGAGCGGAGTGCTCTGTGGATCCTGGCATAAGGTTTGATGATTTTGATAAGGAGTTATTAGTCACTAATGGTCTTATGGCAGACTGTAGTGATCCTTGCCCTACTTCTTTTGAAATAGGTGGTACACAGTATGTACCTGCTGATAGTGCAGGATCTTTAGACTGCTGTATAGATTTAACTTATGTATACTGTGCGGATCCATTACAAATATGTCCTAAAAGCGGATGCACTGGTGAAGTAGATAAATCATATAACTTACTACTTCCAGATGACGCTCCTAATACCGTAACTGCTCCAACAGGTAGTTTGGCATACAGGACAAAGCAATTATGTAATCAGGCTAATCTAGGTTGCTGCGAAGACCCAGAGGTGGTTGAAGTTTGTGACATTTACTGGTGTGAGAATGGAGAAGTCGAGTATACTAAAATAGAGTCTTCATTTTTACCTAATAACGAGTGCCCTAATACAAGTTGTCAAGGAATTCCTTTTGGAGGAAGGACAATTTACGGAGCAAAAGATTGTGTTTCTTGGTGTACAAGATGTGAGAGGTGGGATTGTAACGAAGACTTGGGTGAGTGTGTAGGAACAACTTACATAGTAAACACTTTAGCAGACAATTCCCTTTGTGATCAAGGATATCCTTCAAAAGATTCTTGCGAGGGTGATGTAAAGAATCCTTGCTGTAGCGGTTACGATCCACCTGGAGGTGGTGGGGCAGGAGCCCCTGGAGCCCCCGAGATATTAGAGGGTGTTCTACTTGACGCATACGGGGGCTACAATGACGCCTACAACAACAATCAGCCTGGAGACTACACCTACTGCCCACAAGACCAATTCCTTGTCCTAGAGCCTTTTACTCTCCCTGCTGCCTTTACGGGACAGAATAATTACGATAAGGAAGTCTTTGGAGTTGAAGGTGCATCTATAGGTCAGCAGGACGGTGTTATCTCCATACCTATACAAAGTCTAATTGAGGGCGGGACCACTAAGGAATTAGCAGTAACTTATACCAAGACTTGCGGAAACCCTCCTGTTCAAGCATCAGTTAGTATATTCTTTGATCCTTCTGATTTTGTAACATGCAACTCTTTCAATGAGTGTGTAAGCCTAGGTATTCCTGATGGATGCGGTTTTTCTCAAAACAATGAGGCTGAGATAGTATCACTTCAAGTATGGCAGACTCAGCCCATAGAAAGTCCTGTAGCGGATGTTTTGTTATTTGAGTGGGGTCAACCTTTTGGGTATGGTGAACTAGAAATGACCATTCCACTAACTACATGGGAAACACCTCCTAGGTACTGGGATGTATGCTTCCCAGAACTAACTTCTCAGGTTAAAGTAATTGCTTATGATCAGCAGGGGAACAGGACAGAGATGAACTCAGTTCAGTTAAGCCCAGCCTCACAAAGTCCAGGGCAGTGGAATCAAACAGCATCGACACCTATAACCTCTGACAATTCAGAGTGGTTGGTTCAATTAGAGAATATAAGCCCTAACGCATATAATCAATCCAGTCCTCCTGGTATAAGGGCCTACGGTAGTCTTACAGTAGGCAACGCAAGCACGCCCCAGAAAACATTCACTCTCTATGTGAACCCCAGCGAGGGTGGTGGCGCTCAAGGGGTAGCATCTCCTCCTAACGCAGCGTTCCCTGAGGAGCGTCAGTGTGGTCCTTCTACTGGAGAATTACCCTCAGGAGGTAATGGTAACTCTCTTACACAGAGTATTATAAACTTCCTCTCAAGGCGGAATAATTTCCGCAGATTTAGACTCCCCAGTAGGCAAAGTAGAGGTTACACTTCAACCGCGATACTGAACTACGACAATCACTTGAAGTCTAGAAGGAGAAGCGAAGTATTGTTCGATCCAGTGCTCGCTAATAAGAGGTATAGACAAAGAGTTAATGTTCCTTTTATACCTTTTAGAACAACTTACTTCCCAAACATATTTAACGAAGTAATAGACTACAGGATAGAGTTGATTAGAAGATTCTACGAAGATGAGATTGAGGAAGACTACAGCGAGGCCATATTCCAAGATCTAACTTTGGACAATATACAAAGAAGTTTAAGTAGGTCCAGTAGAAACCTCGTAAATGAGAAGATAGGTATCAACGGGGAGAGTATACGAAGAGATATACTACAACACATTAAGGAACTTATTATAACAGATCAACTAGACACTTTTGATATTGAGGAGTTGAGAACTATGGTTACTGAGTCTTCAAATAGTAACCTATCTCAAACTACAACTAGATCGTATGCAGATTTAAATAATGTTTATCAAACTCTTCAAAACTCTAAAAGCGTAGACCCTAACGATTATACGGGTGAGAATAGAGAAAGGGTTCTTAGATGGAAAACTATAGCAAGCGATCTAGAGAAGAAGTTACCACTAGTGGAGACTGATCTTAGTATAGAAGAACTTGTAGTAAACGATACTGATACAATAAATCTTACTTTAAGTGATGGAACTCCTTCCTCAATTCCAATCAATGATTTTGATGAGGTTAACTTCATCTATAGAGACGGAGTTCAGTCGGTATTACCCTTAGACACGCAGATTCACAGGTCCAAGGTAATGGATTTTGAGGAACTTATAGCCTCGTTTGCAAGCCTAGGAGAAACTTTCGATATAAAACTCACTGTCACTACCGCTGCTGTAGCCAAGATAGAGGAGGAGGCTTCACTAGAGGACGCTAGACCAGACAAGTATGTCCTCAAGTTGAAGCCAGAAACACTTCAAGATTTGGATCGAAGGAACCCTGTCATAAGACTAACCTCTTGTGACTACGAGTTGATGACAGACGCGGAAGAGATCGAGTCTTGGGCAAAGACAAAAACTTACCCTTTCTATAATTTCTATGTAAACCATAATGATTTATTCTTAGATCACCTTGAGAAAAAGAAATCAGTTAACATAGAATACAAGGATATAACTTTTGATAATTTCTCTAACAGTGAGTCCGAAGAGTTCCCTGTAGTTCCTAGAAGAATACCTTGGTATGTGGTTGTCATACCTACAGACAGAAATGATTACATATCTTCCATAGGTTTATCAAAACTAGTTGATTATCAGACCAGAGTTCTGAGATTTAAGATAACTCCTAGAACATCTGAGTATAAGCAGAACTTTGATTCTCTGATCCTTGATGAAGAGCCAGGAGTCGCCGTAGAGAACACCGCTACGGGTGAGAAATACATAGAGTCCTTTAACTATAAGTACAACGACAACAAAGTTAGAGAAAAGGTTAAGCCTTACAAACAAGGAAGTGAGGTTCTTCCCAGAAGAGAGCCTGCCACTCGCGCGTTGTTTAGGGCGATTAGAGAAGTTGTAGACGACGGTAACGAGTTTGTTGAGAGAAACAATAATACTATCTCCTGGGGCTCAGTTTACAAGAGAATGAGTAAGAAAGACAAGAAATCTTTAGCCCTTGTGGACACTTTGAACTTCCAAGACTTAAGATCTAAACTATTATTAGGTAAGATAAGTAGCAATGATACCGTGAATCAAGAATTTGGAAAAGTAAAAGATGCAGTGAACACAGGCATAGGAAAGGCATCTGAGTTCACACCAGTATCTGCTCAGAAATTAACGATAGAAGGTCTTGTTGCCGAAACGCCTGAATTATTGGAGTGATTTATGGGAAGTATGAATGAATATTGTATAACTGGAGACGCTGTAATTGATCCTGCTGGTGCTCCTAAAGGCTGTGCTCTTGTGGCAACTCCTAATGTTACTATAGGAGGTCAGGAATTATTTGCTATGGATGTAGATAATGCTTCTGTTTTTGCTGGAACTCATGGGTTCGAGCATGAGTCTCCTAAATCATGCATACCCGAACTTACTGACTTGATTAACATCACTATTCAAGGACAAAGTAAAATGGTTTCCATCGGCGCTGCCGCTGCATGTGGATCTCATGCTTATGGAAGAATTATTGCAAACCAACCCCTAGAAACTTTATTAGCACAAATAGGAATACACTAAAAAAATAGAAAAATCATCAATTAAATTTAACTAAGTATACATATCTACAGACGGTTAGACCGTCAGGAGTTTATTATGAACAGAGATCAATTAAGAGAAGCCGTACTCGGCACCGCAGCCTGGAACAAGGCTGGTTTACTTAACGAGTCCGTTGCTCCCGTTCAGGAGCAAGAGGTCATCGAAGAAGCAAAGGCCGAGGAGACCGCTCCTGAGGCTCACACCTGCCCACTCTGCGAGTCCACCCTTGAGGGTGAACTGTCCGACGAGGCTCTTCTTGAGCACGCCTCACAAATGCTAGGCGTCTTCGAGGAAGCAGAGCAACTTCTATCCGAGGCCGAGGAGGCTGAGGACGGTGAGGTTATCGAAGAGGACGAAGAGTTTGAAGAGATCGACCTTCTTGAGGGCATTGACGATGAGGACCTCGAAGAGGTTGCTGAACTTATCGAAGCCTACAAAGAGGATAAGAAGAAGAAGGCCATGAAGGCCGACGCTAGAAAGCCCGAGATGGGCAAGAAGTGAGGATCTAGATAGTGGCTTCTCTTGATGAAACAGGTATGGGAGTAGGTGATTTTGCTCTAAAACTATTAGAGCAAGAGCAGTCTAACCCCACACCTGTTTCTCACAAAGCCCCCGTGAGGGGTGATGTGCCTGATATAGAGAATGTACAAGTTCTTCAAGAGGATGTTGATGCAGTTCTCTCTAATTCTTTTGGAGTTGGAGGAGATTCATCACATAAGGTCAACCTTCAAGAAGAAAGACAGAAGCATATTAGGGAGCAGATTCAAGTTAAGATTAACGAACTTAAAGAACTCCTTAATGAGTTAGGCGTAGGAACAACAACCGTAGGGAGCCTAGGCGCTCCTAACTTTGCAGGAGGATGTAGCCATGAGTCTGATAAACGCCGTAAGAAGTCTAAGAGACGGGCAAAAGTTAGAAGAAAAAAAATCTAGCAGATACCCTCAAGGTAGGGGTGGCTACAAGAGAAAAGATAAACTAACTGCTAGAAAGAGTAGAGTTCCTATTTATAAAACTATCAAGGACGCTCTTGCAAAGACAAAGCCTGGAAGTATATTCTCTACGAAAGGATCGTATAGAATGTATGTTACTACCGCAGGTGGCTGGGGTAACAGTAAGCAGCAGAGAGTTTCTGGTAGAACTGCCAAGGGTTTTACTCCTGGAAGTGCCACTCCTAGTGCAGACTGGAAGAGTATCAGAAGCCACGCAGCAAGGACCAGGGTTAAGCATGGTGGTGCTACAGAAGGCAAACTAAAGGCTGCCGCTCGTAGGCAGAAGGATCAACCAAAAAAATATAAGGCCAAGGCCAAAAGGAGAAAATGATGTTACTAGAAGATGTATTTATTATCGAGAACTTACAGGTCATTAATGAGGGTAAGACAGGACCAATGAGAGTCCGTGGTGTTTTCCAGCGTGCAGACGAGGAGAACAACAATGGTCGTATCTATCCCAAGGCTTTGCTTGAGCGTGAGATCACAAAACTATGTGAGTCCATGAAAGGTCGCCGTCTCATGGGAGAGTTAGATCACCCACAGCATGACAGCGTTAAACTTTCTAATGTGTCTCACCTTATCACTAAACTAGATGTTAAGGGTAACGAGATCATTGGTGAGGCCGAGATACTAGACACTCCCATGGGTAAGGTTGCCAAGGCACTTATCGAAGGTGGTGTTCAAGTAGGTATCTCTTCCCGTGGTATGGGCACTCTCTCCGAGGGTCAGGATGGTAAGCGTTATGTCAACGAGGACTTCCGCCTTATTACCTGGGACCTTGTTGCTGATCCTTCAACCCGTGGTGCCTTCCCCTCGCTATCAGAGTCTCGTCAAAGCAGACAGAGCCTCCTTGTAGAAGAGATCATGAACGAGGTTCTTCCTCGCGTAACCAAGGAGAAGGTCTTCTCAACTCTTCTTACTGAGAGCCTTAACGAGGCCAAGATGAAGAAGGCTAAGAAGAAGAAGGCTTCCAGAGGTCTCGATCCCGTTGGTCAGGAAGATGCAGACATCAACAACGATGGTAAAGTAGATGGCACTGACGGTTACCTTAAGAACCGTAGAAAGGCTATCGGTGCTGCTATGGGCAAGAAAGGCAAGAAGATGAAGAAGGGAAAGAAGTCCAAGTTTGCTGCTCTTAAGGAAGCACTTAGTCCTATACAAAAACAAAAAGCAATAAAAAAAAGAGAAACTAGAAAAAACACAAGGTCCACTACGGATATTCAACAAGCGGACGCCCAGGCGGGAATCAGCGATTCAAGAGTCTTCCCCCGCCTTGGAGGTGTTCTAATCGAAAGAGCAGGACAGAGAATGGCGAGATTTCCTGGTGGAAACCCTGAGAGACAAAGATTAGCAGCCCAACTTAGAGCAATGAGACGGGGTGAAGATCCTAAACCAGGAACTGTAGCATACTCTGCGAGAAGGAGGCAGGCTCAGGCAAGAGCATCAGGTTCTCCTGATGTAAAAAAAGGAGTAGAAACTTCATTAGCCATGGCTCAAAGAAGTGCGGCCAGAGCATCTGGAAATAAACAAAGATTTGCTAGAGGACAAAAGGCTGTAGAAAGGGCTAAGAGAAGAGAGAATCAAGCAAATATATCATACGAGAACCCTACAGGCGAAGCAAGAGGCGAGAAAAAATAGTAAAAAACTGATAAGTCTATAATAACTGTATAGATAACAATAGATTGGAGTACAATCATGGATAAAAAGAAAATAGAAAACATTGCTCAGTTACTTCCTGAGGGCATCACCGAAGATACTATCGTTGAAATCGCTGGTGTTATGCAGGAACTAATTGAGGAAAGAGTGCAGGAGGAAGTTGGCGAACTTACCGACAAGGTTTTCGCTTACTTATCCATGAAGCGTCAACAGATTCAAGAGTCTGCCCTTGAGGAACTACATGAGTCTAACGATGTATATCGTGATGCACAGAGATTTAGAGAACTTATGGGCTTCATGGCTGTTGAGTTCCGTCCTGAGCACATTGACGCAGAGAGTGAGAGAAGGCTTTCAGAGGCTGGTGATCTTGTTAATGATAACGAGGTCCTTGCCCGTGAACTTTCCGAGTCACTTAGAGAGCAAGAGCGTCTTGCTAAAACAATTCAACTGTTAGAGTCCAAGGTCTCAAAGCGTGAAACTGAAATAGAATCACTAAACGAGAGCGTTAAGACACTAGCAGAAGAAAAGGAGGCTACCCTGTTTGAGTCTACAGAGCAGGCTGTGGTCATTACTGAAAATGTAGACGAAGAGGTTGAGGATCAAAACTTGGAAAGTATTGGAAACGAGTTCTTAACCGAAGAAATGCTCAAGTTAATGAAGTGAGCATAAACTTTTAGGAGTTGTAGTTATGGATATTATGGAAATGGGTGCCAGCGACGAACTCACGCAAAAGTGGGGTCCCGCACTTGACGGCATCGAAAACGATTACACTAAGAGAGTAACTGCACAACTACTGGAGAACCAACTCAAGTCAGCCCAACAGGAGGATCGTCTAGACGAAGCCGCCGTAGGTGTTGGCACCACTACCGTTGGTAGCATTGGTACTTTCCAGAAGTTTGCATTCCCTCTCGTTCGTCGGGTATTCCCCGAACTAATCGCTAACAACCTTGTTAGTGTTCAGCCTATGAGCGGTCCCGTCTCACAGGTCTTCTACCTTGGTGCTGCTAGAGTTTACGGTGGTGAGCGTCAGAACCTATACAGCAAGTACCAACTCACTTACCGTGGTCTAACCACTGGTGAGCCTGATTTCCAGGCTCGCGGGGTCTCAAGTGCTGACGAACTTGCTGGACTTGCAGGTCTCAACATGGGTGGTTCTGCTCTATCTGCTGATTTCGCCACTGGTAGCAACATGGCTTCTGCCATCGCTAACTGGCCTGAGAGTGCTTACGCTCAGGGTTGGTCAGTATCTGCTGGTGAAAACCTCACTGGAACTGGTATCCCTGAGGTTACCATGTCCATCGAGCAGCAGCCTGTGATCGCACGCACCAAGAAGATGCGTGCCCTCTGGACTCTTGAAGCATCTCAGGACCTTAAGGCTTACCACAACCTTGATCTTGAGCGCGAACTTACCGACATTCTCGGTAAGGAGATTCGTCTAGAGGTTGACCGTGAACTCATCGAGAACCTTCGCGGTCTTGCTTACGATCTCACTGGTGAGGTTAGTGACCTTTACAACAAGGACATGCTTGACCAAGCCACCAACCAGGGTCAGATGGGTAACTTCACTGGCCCCAACACCGACTCACAGTTTGGTGATTTCCTCTTCGAGGGTTCTACTGGTTCTGGTATCACTGGTATTCCTGGAACTTACTCTGTCGGTCAGAACACTGTTCTCTTCGACTTTGCCGCTGATGCTTTCAGTTCCTTCGCTCCTCGCCACATTGGCGACAAGTACGCTAACCTACTTGCCACGATTAACTTCGCTTCACAGGACATTTACAAGACCACTCTTCGTGGTGCTGGTAACTGGATTATCTGTGCCCCAATCATGGCAACTCTTCTAGAAAGTGCTTCTCGCCTCACTGGTGGTATCGAGGCCACTGACGCCCCAACTAACTTCGGTCCTGGCACTATCCAGTTCCGTGGTAAGTTCATGGGTCGTTACGATCTCTTTGTTGATCCTCTCTACCCAGAGGGTGAACTTCTCATGGGTTACAAAGGTGCTGGTCCCATGGACGGTGGTTTTGTGTATGCTCCATACATCCCCTTCCAGGCCCTACCCACCATCACTGACCCCGAGAGTTTCCAGCCCAGAAAGGGCATCCTTACCCGTTACGGTAAGGTTGCGGTCAACCCCGCTTCACGCTTCTACAGAGTCATTCGTGTAGTCGGTGCTGAGGGTCTCACCGCTGGTGCTTTCGACAATGTAGTCTGATAAACCAGATTAGATAATACCACTCACTCCTCAAATTCAGGGGAGTGGGTGGTTTTTTTATTGTAGGCACTATATATAAATATGAAGTACAAGTATAGATGCACTTCTAGGTTTCCTGTTCTTCTAGAAATTGAAGGATCTCTCATGACGATTAGACCTAATCAGGTTATAGAGACAACTGAGAACTTACAGTATGATCTTTTGAAAGAAATAACGGATCTAAAACCTAGAACAAAAAGAGTGCCTAAGAAGATTGAGGTGAAGAATGGCAAGAATAATAATTCCTAATGTGACCTCTTATGGTAATAGTTTCAGTAATAACACTAGCCAATCAATAGGGGATCACACCTCACCTGATGTTCAAGAGATTGATTTAGATAACTTGAACACAACCACACAGTCGGATGTCGTAGAGTTTACTAACTTTGAACAACAAATAAGAGACTACATGCTGGCAAGTCTAGGATTTCCTGTTGTTCGTGTAGAACTAAATGACCATCAATTAAAACTGTGCATAGATGAGGCAGTCACGGAGTTAGATTATCACTCTCCTCAACTCACCCGACAAATGGCAGCATTCCAAACAACGGGTGGTTACAATCTTTATCAGATTCCCAAGTACATTATAAGGAATCTACAATATGTAACATTTAAAAAGACTCTACTGAGTATCCAGTCACAGGCTAATACATTGGAGTTCGATTTCTTTATCAAGTATTTCCAAGATAACTATTTATTTGATAACTTCACCATAGGTGATTACTACTTATTACAATCTACCTTAGAAACGACTAGACGAGTCCTTAGTCAGGACGGAGGTTGGGACATTATAGACGGTCAGTTCTTACAACTGTACCCTACTCCCTCTGTGAGTGATGTTGCTATCCTGGAATACAGAGGTCTTAATTCAGTAACCATGTCTCCCAAGATGAGAAACTGGATTCAACGATACGCTACTGCCTGCGCTACCTCACTTCTAGGTCAGGTCAGAGGCAAGTTTAAAATCGTCCCAGGCCCAGGAGGCGGGACTCAATTGAACGGGGATGCCTTAATAAAACAAGGTGAAGATATGAAGAAGGCTCTCAAAGAGGAGTTGATAAAAGAGGTTGAAGAACCTCCCATGTTCACAACAGGCTGATGGCAAAGAGATTCAAAGTTAACAGGCAAATGGATAACCTTCCAAAGGTGGAAGGTTCTACTCCATTATCCTTTTATGACCCTTCCAACCCTGATGTAAATCTTTTTAATCTGGTAGACGATGAGATTATAAGAATATCAGGATCTCCTTTACACTTCTTTAAGCAGTTAGTAAATGAACAGTTTGATGATGTCTACCTAGAGGCTTCAACCAGAACTATAGCGTCTGAACCTATAACTGTCCATGGGTACTACGAGCCTTCCATAGTAGAGGAAGTCCTCTCTAACTTTGGCATAGAGTTAACTAACGACCAGTCGTTTGTATTTAACAAGTCCTACATAGAGAGCGTTTTAGGAAGATCTCCAGAGGTAGGGGATCAGTTAAAACCACACTTCCAAAATCAGAAGTATGAGATTACGGAAGTTCAAGAAGATAGTTTTGAGATGTACGGTGTATATCATGTAGTATGCACTGCAAAACTCCTCCGCGATGATGAAGAAGTGCTCAATCAGGAGGTTACTGATGTTGCTGACGATGTAGGGGGGTACTTAGATCTTGAGTAGTTACGAAAGAAGTTACTTTACTGATAGAATACATCAGATGAGTCAGGACTTAAAGATGTCTCCTACTTATTATAAGGAGGTTCTTAGGAGTCTGTTGTCCTCTGTAAAACTATCTTACATAGATGATCAATCGAATCACAAGCAAGTAAAACTTCATCACGGTAGGCAGGAGAGACTTATAGCAAAAAAGTTTCAGGAGAATAACCTTATCTTACCTTACTCAACAGTATATCAATCTTCTGTAAATGAAGACGAGAAGAGGCGTAGATCCTGGAGTGTGCTTTCTTTTGATAAAAAGTGGGACGAAGAAACTCAGAGGGCTCAGAGAGTCGTGTCTTATCCAGATGTTCCAGTTAACATAGAGTATACTCTTAGTATATGGTCAAAATATATTTCTCACATAGATCAATTATCAGCCCAACTCAGATCTTCCTTTAATCCTCACAAAAACCTAGAGATATTTGATACCAATGTACTAAAGGCATTTCTTACCTCTGAAGAAGACATTTCAAAGACCGATGTGGGAGATAAGGAGGAAAGGTTAGTGAGGAAAAACTTTACGCTTACAGTACAAGGGTATATCCCAAGTCCTAAATTTTTACTAACAAATACGGGCAAGATAATCCATACCAATACAGAGTTTTGGCTATAAAATTAATAAAATTAGCGGTCAAACAACCTATCTAACTTAGGAGAATAAAATGAAATCAATTACAAATACTTCTCTACAAACCTTTCAAGTGTTTCTAGACTACCCTACTGGGGTTAAAAGTGTCTTTTTGAAACCACATCAGACCATTGTTGTGCCTGAAAAGGCTGTTTCAAGGCAGTGCTCAATAATGAACAAAAGAAAGATTCTTAGAATCAAATCAGTATAAGGAGAACAGATATGGCAAGTTATGTAAGCCCCGGTGTATATGTTTTAGAAAAGGATTCAAGTGAATACCCCGCAGCAATCAACCCTAGCGTTGTAGGCATTGTGGGCTTTGCCACTAAGGGTCCTGTCGATAAGGCAACCTTGGTAACCAATGGTGAAAGATTAGTGTCCCTCTTCGGAGAGCCTAGCGAAGATATCATCGGTCAAGGTCTTGAAGGTGCCCTTGAGATTCTTGAGGCAACTAACTCACTTTACTTTGTAAGATGTGCTTCAAGCAGTGCTCTTGATGCATCCGCCAAGGTTACTTTAGGTGCCTGTCCCGCAGTAGCAGTGAGTTCTACTATTGGAACCACTAGTGCAACTGACATTCACATCACAGTTAAGGACGGTGCAGGAACTACTCAACTTGATAAACTGTTCGCCATACCAGCAGGATCCGTAGATACCGTAACAGCCAGTAAGGCTAAGTTAGGTGGTGACATGCAGGCAGCCTCTAAGGTATCTGTTCATACCTATGGAACTAGTGCGGTAATTGTAGGTGGCTACGCAGGGTCTGGTGCTTCTTTAACTGTTAGTGCTGTGGCAAAAAGTGGATCAGATGCAGCGAACACTGCCCCTGGTGGCTTTGCACAAATTGATCCTAACGGGGCTCTTTCTGGAATTGGTGACACGCCTCTAACAGTTTCTGGACTATCACTACATACTGACGATGTTGCCTACTTAGTAGAGAGTCAGCATCCAGGTACGGGTTACAACTATGCCATCACCAACGCTGGTGTTGAGTCTGGTAACTCCGTTTCTGTCACTACAGCAGGTGGTGCTGGAGCAACCATAAACATTCTTCAAGATGGTGTTGCAGCAGAGAGTTTCGCTGTTGATCTTATTGACGGTGAAGAGTTCGTAGAGACTAAAATCAACACTGGAGTTGAGGGTGTCACCTCTCAGATCATAAAAGGTAACATTGTAGTTGCTGATAGTGATGTTGCGGCGACCGCTCTCCCTGCTTTTACTGATCAACTAGAGGATCTAGTAGGCACTGGAACTTTCTCAGGTTACTATGGAGATAGTTTACTCTCTGATAGTAACCCTGCATTCGTCAAGTTCGTTGCTCAGACAGGCGTTCAACTTGCAGGTGGAACTGATGGCATCCCTGCTTCAACTGATGAGGATGCAATTGACGATCTTCTGATCGGTGAGGTTACTGATTCTGGGAAGACGGGTATGAAGGTTCTAGACAATGACCTTCTTAACCTTAGCATGGCTGCTGTTCCTGGCTGGTCTAACGATGCTGTACAGAATGCTCTTGTAACGCTTGCAGAAAGCACCAAGGAGTTCTTAGCAGTTCTTTCCCCTCCATACGCAATTGGAAGTGTTCAGAATGCTATAGACTGGAGTAACGGTCTTTCCACCGAGAGAACCTCCGCTCTAAACAGTTCTTACGCTGCCGTTTACTGGCCCTGGGTAAAGGTCTTCAGCACCTACGACGGTGTTGATCGCTGGTACGACCCCGCCATCTACGCCATTAGACAAATGTGCGTAACCGATGAGGTTTCTGAGTCTTGGTTTGCTCCCGCAGGATTTGTTCGCGGTAGACTTACCAAGCCAACTGATGTCGAAGTCGGCCTAAGCCAGGGTGATCGTGATGCGATGTACTCTGACGGAAACATCATTAACCCAATCGTTAACTTCCCCCAACAGGGAATCACTATCTTCGGACAGAGAACCGCTCAGAGAGCACCTTCTGCTCTAGATAGAGTTAATGTTAGAAGAATGATGCTCATCATTCGCAAGACTATCCTTAGATCCACTAGACAGTTCGCTTTCGAGCCAAACGATCCAATCACTTGGAAGGATATTGAGAGCGTTACAGTGGGACTTATCGATCCTATTGCGAGAAGAAGAGGTATCACCGACTACAGTGTTACTTGCGACTCCACCACTAACACTCCTGATAGGATTGAGAAGGGTGAACTATGGTGTAAAGTAGTAATTAGACCAACTAAGACAGCAGAGATCATCGTCTTTGAACTTAACTTGGTTAACCAATCAGAATCAATTTCATAATAAAGGAGAATAAAAATGGCTGACAATTCAAAATATACAGGTGGTGTAGCAGGTGGTCCTGACGCTAACATGCGTAGAAGTCTACCTGGGCAGGATGCAAATGCACTCCCTGTTGTATCAACTGAACTAGACTCTGTAAGAAGTTATCAGTGGGAAATCGAGTTTGATGTTGCAAATGTTACCCCACTTGATACACCACAAGGCGCTATGGTAATGGATAGTAGGGCACTAACTCTTGCTGCAAAGCAGGTTACTGGACTATCCTATGCCTTCAAAGACATTGAAGTTCATAGAATGAACGACCTTGTTTACTACCCTGGAAAAGTTACTCACGAAGAGGTTACAGTAACCTTTGATAACCTTCTCCAGAGTAGCCCAGGCCGACAGTTCTACGAGTACCTTGCAACTGTGTTTGATATGAGAACTGGATTCTATCAGGCTGGTGGTGCGGACGGCACTACTTACAAAACCACCATGAGAATTTACGAATTCGATGGAGCAGGTAGAATGCAGAATGTTATTGAACTTAAAGGTGTTTATCCCAAGTCTTTCACTAAAGGTGAGAAGAACTACGCACAGTCTGAGTTCGATACCTTTGAGGTCAAGTTCCGCTACGACTTCATGAACCTTCGTGCTCCCTTTAATGTAACCTGATACATACTCAAGTTAATTAAACACCCAACCCAGCAACAAGTTGGGTTGGGTGTTTTCATATAATATTATGATGAAGTTCGCAAAACTACTTCTTGAAAGTTACGGGGTGCTTAACGAAGGACCTAACGATGGGCTTATGTGGCTCACAGGTCAGCCTGTGCCTCCCGCTAACGCCCCTGAGTCCGTTCTAAACCACCCTAACCCCGATGCTGCGTCCAAGGTCTCTAACCCTACGATAACGCTCTACACATCCCCTCAGGACAATATGCCCAGAGCAAAAGGAGGTCCTTTTGGTGATCAGGCTAGACAGATAAACAACCTGAGTCCTGAAGATAGATCCAAGATAAATAACTGGTTTGCAGGAGAGGAAGAAGGTGGTACAGGAGGAGGTCAAGAGGAGTTAGGTGCCGAAGCAGAATCTCAAGATCCTTTTGATCTAGATCCTATATTGTCTAGCCTTCCTCAAGTGGATAGAGATAGGTGGGTCAAGATTGAAGAGGCTATGCCTGGAACGACTCAAAAGTTCAAAGAATTATATACCAACGCAGCAGGATTAGTCGAGGACGCGGGACCTTCTAAAATGTTCAAAGAGAAGTTTAGTGACAGGGTTCTGTTTCAAAAGATCTTTGGAGGTAAAAGCAAAGGATCATTAGCATGGGCATTAGAGTCTCAGATAGATGCAGGAGCAGTTAGGATTGATAGAACTAAAAGTGTAGCATTTGCTCTTGACCCTATACCTGTCTCAGAACTTAGTGGTGCAGTTGATTCTATGGTGGACTTCTCTAAGGCATATGCTAAGTCTAGAAACTGTGACATGGATGATGTGGATAGTTTCTCAAAGGTGGTTAGTAATGTAAGGCAGGATCCTGACTCAGGATCCTTCTTCTTCTCCACTCCCATAGATGATAAAAAATTCGGTATATCTCTGTCCGTTGCAGAACAGAACCCACTGAACCTTATGGCTAATGCGTACAACAGTAATGTGTCTGGGTGTACAGAAGGTAGGGAAGATTTGGAAGATTACAGTATACCTCAAAAGAAAATAGAAGCAGCCTACACTAACGACTCTGGTAACACTGGTAATATTGTAAAGGAATTAAGTGAGAATCTAAAAGTGGCTGCCTTCATGGTCTACACAGGAGATAAGGAGGGAGCAGCAGAGATTATTAGAGAGGGTGTATCTAAGTTCGGAAAAAGAGCATTCGATGCCTTAATCATGAAGCGTAATGTGGAGTCTGGCGTAAGTCCTTTAGACGAAATGTACTCAGAGGTATTGGATACAGTCTCTGAGATGGGTATTGTTGATCGTGATACTGTCAAGGAATACATTTCGGGTCCATTGAGAAATTACATGCTTGAGAGTCTTGAGTTTATGGAGACAATCAAACCTGACTATGCCGCTAGAGTAGGAGGCGTTGCTGGTAAAGGTGACAAGTCTGATGTGGATTATGTGTGGAAGGAGGAGCGTGATCTAGAAGGCGACACTGGAGGAGTGGGTATGGAGGAAGTCAAATTTGAAGACCTTGCTCCTGAGATGCAGAAGGCTATTGAAGACTCTGGTGATACTATACAGGACAGTTACTGGGTGCTTCCTGATTCTCTCAAGTCCTATGTCAAAGA